ATAACACATTGACCTTCTTTCCATGAATCACATTCTCTAATTGTATTTAATACAAATTCTTTGTTCATAATATTTTCTCCGATTTATAATACTTGTTTCATTGCTACTCACATTCTGTTCTAATTCTTGAGCCAACAAAAAACCAATTCTTAGGCTGACTTCTCCATGAATTAGGATCAGCTTCTTTATGTTTATTGTCATATCCGATCAATAAATTATTTCTATCCAATGAATTAATAACTCTTCCATTAATCTTATAATCATAAATAGGTAAATAATTTTTTTCACCTATTTTATGAATGATAAACCGTATTCTCCAAAAGTCATTAACATATCGTAAAAACACATTTCCTTTGCCGTATTTTGATTCTAAACGTTTATATTCTTCTATTAATTCATTCTGTTTTGGTGTAAGTTTCATATTTTCTTCCTCCAATTCTCAATTTGAAATATCTCTTTCATCTGTTAGTTCTCTGTTAATTAAAACAGGTGATACCCTTTGACAAGTACCACCTGTAAGTATGTAATATTATCGTTCTGTATAAACCCATTCCGCTATAAAATCAAATGCTTCGTTATAATATAATGGGTTTAAATCCTTATAAGAACTACATCCAAACTTTTCTTTTAACTCATTCCACATGTTAATGAAATAGCTTTTGGAATAGCATTTATAACGAGAACTATGTGCTCCATCTAGAAGTTTATTAATTCTGTCTTTCGCTGCTTTGTATAACTTCTGTTGCTGTCTAGTGGATAATGTCATATTTTCCACTACTTTACCAAGCATTTCTGCCTGTTCTCCGAGAAGATCTTCCATTGCATTGATCTGGACTGTTTGACCTTCTAACTGCTTCTCAATAGCATCTCTAAAGGTATTGAAATCAGTTCCAACAATAGAAACATTTGTTTCTGTTGTCATTTCATATTTTCCAGTTTTACGGATAGCTGGAAGGACTTCTGTTGTTACCCATAATCTAAATGGTTTAGCAATAAGTTTCTTACTTCGCAAGACCAAAGTATAGAATCCGGATTCACTGATAACATTAGTGTTTCCACCTGTTAACCCTAAGTTTAACTTAGTCTTTTCATAAGGCTCTAAACTTGCCATTGCAACTGTTGGATTACTATGCTCTAAAATCTTGCATACATCGGCTGCAACAAACCAAGGTTCATTGTCAATTAAAACCATTCTAATTTCTCCAAAGGTTTCATTTTCAAATACTTGCAACTCATTTCTTTCCATTTGTAATTCCTCCTGTACTTACATATTATTTAGTTCTCAAAGTTCTTGTAAAATACTGGAAATTTTCTGATTGACTAATCAGTAAGAATTAGATATACTAGAATAGTCAATCTGCTCCGGCAGTTTGCGGTTAGAAGAGGTTTGTTGCTGTGGTAGGTGCTAACCTCTTCTTTTATTTTTCCTGTTGATATATGTCGTAGGAAATATTCTTTTTGATCTGAATTTTTCCATCAACAAAACCTTGCATTAACACTTCTATAGCCTCATTCAGTTTAAATCCTTGATTCTTGCACTCAGCTTTGAAAGCGTTCTGTATGGTTTCCTCAACAGGAGTTGCAAAAGTTTTTCTTGCCATTGCTTAATCTCCTTTACAATTAGTATAATATCATCTTCTTACTATTTTGTCAATTAGTTTTTTACTAATTTATATCAACACGCAATTCTTACTTCTTCATCATGATTTACGATATACTTTTCCGCATCTTCATAACTATGTAACACTGCCACATCTTCATATGTTTCACTGTTCTGTACAACTATATCCATTTCCGATACTTCCCAGATTTCAACATCATCTCCACAAATTTCCTGTACAGCGTATTCTGTAACTTGATACATCGTTCCTGTACTTGCAGAAAACTCATTGATTTTTGTTTTGTACTGATACAGTGCTTTAATTGCAGCTTCTAAATTATCAAACATTTCAATCACTTCTGGTTCTTCATCGTACTCTGTGCATCCTGGAATGATATTAAAACGATCATTCCATTTGACTTCCGCTGTTCTCTTCACGATCTCAAATCTATTCATTTTATTTTCCCCCTTAATATGTTTTATTTAAACGCTCAATCGGCACACGGAAACATTGTTCTGTATGCCTATCAACATTTAAATTATGATAAAATAAGCCATATGATAAAACCTATAATGATATAACCTGCTAAACAGCCTAATAAGTACGCCATTGGTATCACCTTCTTTCTCTTTCTAATAAAAATAGCCTTGTAGATATATTCTCTACAAGGCTATAAAAGATACATTTCATTCATTATTATTACGAATTTTATCAATATACCATTCTATTGACATAGAATTTTTTTGACGTTCTGACTCATCAAAAATTTGTATAGCAATTTCATTTGCTTCTTCATGTGAATATCCTTTTCTTTCTATCATCTTTGTAGCTTTCACAACATTATTATATGTTCTTTTTTTCATATACAATCACCATCCTACATTCCAACTGACTTCCAAAATAAATTAAGTGCATTTTCCAACTCTTTTTGTCTGTCAATGTTAGAATTTTTATTGTTTTTGTTTTTTAAAACATTATCTATATGACTTATTTCTCCCCAATAATACTCATTTTGTAAATGATTAGGTAATTTGATCTGATCAGAATAAGATAACGGTATAATTTTGTATCCTTTATATAAATATACTTTATTTATACTGTCCCATTCAACAAGTTTTCTCCATCCTCTACTCCAATTATCCATTTATTATTAACCTCTTAATTACATTCATACTATCATACCTACGGTTTATAATCAAATTCCACTAAACCACCACTATCCATCACAAATGCCTGTGCAGCTTCTGTATATGTCCCATCAAAATTTCCATTCTCTGTATCATAATCACTAACATGATTTCCAATTTCTTCTTCATAGTATGAAAATATCATTGTGATAAGATTTTCCATATCTGTTTTCGGTTCATATCCCTGTTTCCTAATCCACGCAGCCATATAATCATAATCACACCATTTTTCTTTTGGATATGTACTATAATCTTTTTCCTCTGTCCATCTTCCATATGTATCAACCATATTTATTTCCTCCATTCTGGAAATTCTCGATCTTTTAAAAAATTCCATTCTGCTAATTGAGTAGGATATACTGTTACATTTCCATTAGCATTCTGTTTTAATTCTTCAATATGTTTCAATGCTTTTCGTTTTGCATCTAGTTCCATTTCATTCATGTAGCATTCCGGTTTAGTCAAAAGGTCGATATGTTTACAAGCTGCTTCTGAATAATACAGATAGCCTTCTTTCTCAATATCTTCTAACCATCTTTGCGATTCTTCTTTCACTTTGTTTTCTACAGTACCGTAATGTTCCTTGTATGTCATTCCCTGTCACTCCTTATCATATAGTGTTTAGCTGCTCAAGCGGTACACCGAATTTATTCCGTGTACCTATCAACAGTCAAACATTATTCTATTAATTCATTTCTATAATAGTACCATTCCCATTCATCAAGCCCATTTTCTTCTGCTGATTGAATATCTTTTAAGGTATTAAAAATCATGTCAACTGTCATTTCCAGTGTATATGATTTCCAATATTCTTCTTTAGTCAAATTATCATCTGAACCAACAAAATAAAAAGCATTGTCACCAATTTTACAACAGATACCTAAACAACCGCCGTAACTATCTTCTATTGTAATTTTCCCATTTTTAAAACCATTTTCAATCATTTTTCTTGTAATCATGTTTTCTATCTCCTATCTGAAATGTGAATTTCATTTATAGTATAGTATATCCGAAAATTCTTTCATTTTCGGATGCTTAAATCCGATAGCAATTAATGCATCGTAAATCCCTTCGGTATAATTTACAGCTCTTGAAAATTTCCGCAAATTCATTTCCGCTGATGCAAAATCATTCTCTTTCATGTAACGCTCGTATTCTTTCCAATCATTATTTGCATTTTGATATTTTCTAATTGCTTTATCAAGAATCTTTTCCGCTTTTGCTTTCTCTGTATTCGTCATGATCACATTTCCTCCTGTTCTATATATTTAATAGCATCCGAAACATTTGCAAAATCTTTATAGCTTGTTTCCATATCTCCATCTTTTCTTATTTCTTCAATAGCCATTGTATAGCCATCATTGGACGGATATATGAAATAGTGTTTATTTCCTTCATAAAAAATCGTATGATTATCAATAATATGTAAATTTTCAATATCCATTATGTTTCCCCATGAAATTGTACTTTTATTCTTATAAATAACCTGTCAAAAGAATATCTTCCAGTTCTTCGACAGCTTCCCATTGTGTTTTCCATGCTCTACAGATCGTACCAGAAGCCCACACAAGAAAGTATTTTCCTGTATGCTCTATGTTTCCACACGGAAAATATCTGTAAAATAAAGCTTTCCAGGATATAAAGCAGTAACTTTCTTTGCTAAACACTCCATTTTCTTTCTCATGATGAATATTCCTCCATATCAATTCTAAACTCTGACCATAACAGAATCGAAAAATCTGGATTAGCTTTACAGTATGCTTTAAAAAAATCCTCATTGCTGCATGGAGCAAGATTGAAATGCAAAGATTCTCTGATATCATTGTCCATATATGTTGAGATCGTTTCCATCAATTCGCTATCAATAATTCTTTTCATGTTCATTCCTCACTTTCTGCGATATACTCCAACTGGTTTCCGTTATGATGCTTCTAACTTATCAATCATGTGATAGATTGCTTTATTCAATTCTCCTTTTCTGATTCTCATATCAGAAAAACTTTCCTGTGATGCTGTCACGGTATAACCGTTTCCATTCTCATTAATATGTATATTAATTCTCATATAGCTGCACCTCCTAACATCCTTTAGAAAGCCAGTCCAGGAGCATCCAAACCGGCAAGCTTCCAAAAATCAGGAAGAAAGCGGTATACTTTGCAACTGCTTCCAGACCTCCCGTGATCGTGTCTTTGCAAGCTTTCTTGTAGCGCTGTTTCATGGTTTCTTTCCATTCTGTTTCCGTCATGAGTACGTTTTTCATGTTCTTTTCCTCCCTGTTTGATATGCTAAATCATTATGTATGTAAGCGTGCTATTTGCCATTATAAGCACTATAAAAGGCACGACTGTTGATTGCTGCGGTCATGCCCTATTTAGTGATTATAAGTCAATCGTAAAAACCATATGCCCTCATAAAATCAACTTGTCTTTCCGTTTCCGATTTAGGACTTAAATAGTCTTTTCTTGCTTCTTCTTTTGTCCATTCGTTTAATGGATAATCAGTATCTCCATTAATGCTTAACCATTCGATTCCGTTTTCATCTGTATATGTATTCTCATAATAAATTTTTGACATATTGTTTCACCTTCTTTATCTTTCAAAATCAATCTGTAATGGTTTTACTTTTCCGCTTCTTAATTCTTCCAGTGCAATTTTATTAACTTTACTTGTGGAATAATCCACTTCATAAGAATCAATAATTTTATTCTGTAATGACATTCTTTCGTAAAAGTCTGTGGTATCGTCTTCCCAATACCACACAAAATAAGTGTGCAAAATACAATTTTCATCATCATAAACACGTTTACAACGTCTTTTACTTCCATTCATTAAGAAAATATCTTCTGTTGCGTCTAATGCGTCAAATTCAGTATTAGAAACATGATGTTCTACTTCTTTATATGTCCAGATAATCGCACTGCCCCATGTATTCTGACCTGTAACAACAGCTCTTTTAGTTCTTAACCATGCTTGCATTTCTTTTTCTGTTCTCCATGCACAAGCACTTAATCCGTCATGCGAAAGAAAATATTGATAATCATTATTTTCCGACTTTCTATATGACAGATAATACTTATCATGTGTTTTTGTTGAAAATATTTCTTTATTATCATTGCATTCCCACAAATTAACTGTTGCGGTAAAATATACACCACCATTAGCACAAGCCCCGTAATGTCCGAATGTCCAAAAGGTTCTTGTTGTTGTTCCAATATATGTAAAATCGTTAATATTGTGATGACTGAATGAACCGCCCGAAACACTATGACAAAATTCTTCATTGTAAATATTTGTGTACATGCTTCCATTCTCGCAAATTTCCGCATCATTGTTTAAGTTTGTTATCATTGCATGTGGGTAATATTTCCCGTATTCATTTGTATATTGCACTACGTCCCCAACCTGGACACGTTCTGTTGATCGTGAATTTTCGATCATATTAATAATTTTGTTAACTTTCATTACATCTGATTCTGTGATGCTGTATTCATTGTCAAAGCAATAATTTTCTTTTTTTAATGTTTCCACTGTATATCTTGTCATATTTTCCACCTGTTTAACCTTTCTTATTTATTCTCTACTTCTTTGAACATGTTCAACGGTGCTTTAATAGTTCCACCGTCACATGTCGCATAGATAACTATTTCACCATCTGATAATAATTCCCATTTTCCTGTATATGTACATGGGATTACATGTTTCTTGTCGTTAAAACCATATATGAGCTTTTGTCCTTTTAACATGATCTCATTTCCTCCTGTTCTCTATGCCATATAAGCAAAGTCACCTTGCACACCTGTTAAAAGCACCATTTTTCCGTCTTTTCTACGATATACAACACCGCAACCGTGGTTATAACTTGTCCAGATCATCCATCCTGGCGTTGTGATCGCTTTGTTATTTTCATAGTCCCAGAATACATAGTGCGGAGC